TCTTGGAAAGACTTTGGCGCAACTAACTGGTTGTAATTATTTTGAATTTGATTTGCATCTAGACCGTAGTGTTCAGCAAGCACTTTGGCTAATTCAGGGGTCAGTCCACCATTAGATTTAATGGTGTCTGCAACTTCTTGTGGTGTTGCATTTGGATGTTGTGCAAACCAGTCGTCCGCTTTGTCTTTAGTTGAATATGTGCGCCCCTCTCCAGCGCCATGCTGGTTGTAATGGGAGGTTGCAAACTCCGCTGGAGTCATGCCATAGTTATTTTGTTTGTATGCCTCTGCAACATCTGGATTTTGTTGAAAATATGCATTAGGAGACAGTGCGGCTTGCTCTAAAGGAGAGCGCTTATCCAATTCCGCTTGCGCGGCTCCTTTGAATGTTGCCAATTCATTAGGGTCAACTTCATCGCCAAATACTGATTTCCAATAATCAACACCCGCTGTTTCGCCCTCACGACCAAGAACTGTTTGATACATTTGCTCCACGGTATTTGGTGTAGGAGGCGGTTCGGCTGGCTTGTCTTGTTGTGCAAGAGCCTGTTCTATTGCATTTATGTCTATACCAAACATACGTTACCCCGATACTTGCGTTGGTTGATTTACCGCGCCCACTAAAGCCTGCGCCCAATCATGCCAATTGTCATAGATGTAAGGGCCGGGGATACCCTCGTTGGTAAAAATATCAATAGCCTTCAAACCCGCCGCCCATGCCTGCCAATGCTCTTCATCCGCAGGTATAGCCAACTGCTGACCCGCATATGCCTCGCACATAAGACTAGCCCATGAGTCCCATGTGTGATATCGAGGATCGTAGACAAGCGCCAGTGCCATATTAACTTCCGTATGGACGAACATCGCCCAAATCCGCACTGAGCAATACCTTACCCATTTGGTAATCGCCACCCTGCACGTTACTGTTAAACCGCAATCTCAATTCACGGCGCTGTTCACGCATATCAACTTTGCCTGTGCTTGGCTCAAAGTAATATGGATCAGAAATCACATCGTCTTTTTGGGCAAATGGTCGACCAACAACTTGCAGTGACATAACGCCAGACTGGATAAAGTCAGGCTCAACTCTTTCAAGATGCAACCAACGGTTTTCTCCTACACCACCTTGAGGAATTTGTGGGGACTGTGATGGGCCACCACTGACCCAACCCAAATCAGATGTCTCAAAGTAACTCTCAATAGCATTAAAAACCTGATCAATCACAGCGTCTGTGCCAATCTCATGTTGCCAAAGAATAATCTTATTTGGCACGCTTTGGAAGTTTGCAGACACAATTGCTGTGGCCGTGGCCGCACTAGAAAGCGTTAAGGTGTTGCCAGCAAATGAAACTGCGCCAGAAACCGCTCCAGAATTTACAATAGACAAAGTAACTGTTGTACCCACAACGCTGACAACCGTTGCGCCAGTTGCAATCCCTGTACCTGTTACCAGTTGATTCCTCAAGATTCCCGTTGCGCTTGCTACCGTAATGGTGCTTGCACCAGAACTACCCGTTGCAGTTGTTGCGGCTGAATTTGCCGCAATGGCAGAAATATACGCACCCGTAGGAACACCAGTTGCCACCACCAATTGACCATTTGCAATCTGATTATTGACTGACATGGTCACAGTAGCGCTTAAATTTGTTGTAGCAATATCTGCCGCAAACAGCGTTGCTTGAACACTCAATTCTGCGCCAGCATTGATGGGGTAATGGAAAACCTGTGAAAAATATCCAGCAGTGCGTTGAGCGCCATCAGAGAAACCAGCGTCATACCAACAATTTTCTCGAATGTTATAGATGATGCAGTTGTTGCATTCCTCGGAATCACCAGAGGGATAGAACCACCAAATCTCACCAAAACGAGGAACCTTAGTCGCCCAAACTTTTTGACTCTGCGCATAGTTTAGATTGTCAAAAAAGAAGTTTTGGTTCATGGAATTAGGGATTTCCTTAACCACGCCGTTGTATAACAAGAACCTATCAACGCCAATCCAATAATAGATTCCGTCGTATTCAATTACGCATTGCGATGACAAAATAGAAGACTGGCTAGAAATAATGTCATAGCGCCAATAGAACGTCGATGTTGTTCCGCCAACACTAATTGTTGTAGGCGTATAAGAAACTCGAATCAATGAGTCTAAAGCCCAGAACAAACCAGAAGGAGCATTAGAGCCACCCCTTACAGGTAAGCCCTTAACAATCTTTGTGGAAGCAACATTGGCCTCATTGGAGTCCGCGCCGTTCCAATTGTATGGATCACCAGCAACTGAGTTTTTGATTAAACCGTTATCACCATACACAAAAACGTAAGGGTGCAAAACACATACGCCACCAGCAACAGAAATGGTTTCTCCTGTGGGGCTTGGGCCATTAATATCGCGCAATGGTTGCATAGCCAAGCCGTCAATGTTTCCAGCCAAAACTGGGGTTGATACGGTTTGGTCAATTTGCGCCAAGTTGAGGCCGGGGTGCGCCAACAACAATTGGTTTCCAGTTCCCTGCGAATCAAACGAAGAATCAAATTGCCAAAGATTCAAATCGTTTGCAGTAAACCCATCGTCAATTGTTGCCACCTTAATTGAGAAGCCGCTTCCAGTGCCACCAATACTGGCCGCCGTTGCACTTAAGGTATCGCCTGCGGCGTAGCCATCTCCAGCCGCCGTAAGCGTAACCGCAGTTACAGAGCCACCAGAGACCACAATGGTGGCCTTTGCGCCTGTGCCAGAGCCACCAGTTAGGCTTACTGCTGTGTATGTTCCGTTGGTGTACAACGTGCCACCCACAAGCGTATTGAGCGTTAAGATGAAGCCGTTAAAAACAAATTGGTTGACACCGCCACCAATACCAAGATTGTCAACATTAATGACTTCAAGGCCAGAACTGTATCCATTAAAAACTTGGTTAACACCATCAGCAGAGTTAACGTAAATGCCTCGAGATAATCCATTTGCCTGTTGAGTAATGGCTCGATATCCTGCTATTTTGCGTGGGCGACCGCGTTGAAACCTAACCCAACGGCCATCGCTATAAAAGTTTTTATCGAAGAAAGTACCATCCCGTTGAATGCCGGGTTGGGTATCGATTGAAAAAACTTTTTTAGCCATCAATAAGTCCCGCCAGCAATCCCGCCAGAGAATGTTCCAGTACCCACAACAGCAATTCCAGAAGCGGAAACCGTTAGGCGCAGTGCTCCCAATATTGCAACATTGAACTCACCCGAAGCGGCGCGGTAAACGCCAGTCGTTGTTTCTGACGAAAAGTTCAAAGATGGAGCGCCAACAGAACCGTTGTTCAAACTGATGTTTGATGATCCAGCCAATACCGTATTGGCGTTGTATAAATTAACAGAGTCACAAACCAATGTGGCTTGACTACCAGCAGTTAAAACAGCCGTAGCGCCAGAACCTGTTGAGATTGTGACGGTGTAGCCACCCGAGGTCTCGTTAAGAATGTAGTACACCTGAACCGTTGACGGAACAATAATGGTGACATTTCCAGTCAATGTGCCAGTATATTTTTGAATGACGTTTGAGGCTTCTACCGCTGTAAGCGTGTAAGTGCCATTGGTAACAGCCTTGGATAGTTGAGTAAACGCAAATTGCGTAGACTTACCCAATCCAACCGTATAGAACTGCGTTCCGTTACAAACAATAATACAAGAATCAGTTGGCTGAAGAACAATAGAAGCAGACCCGTTGATTAGGTTTCCGCTAGTTCCAGTAACAGTTAGAGCACCAGTTCCACTGTTGCGAACAAACATGAACCAGTTATCCCCAAGCGTAGACGCAAGGGTCAAGGTCAAAGTTCCAGCGCCACCTGTCCACACATAAGTGCTTGAGCGATCTGAATCTAGAGCCGTGTAATTTGAAGAAAAGGTTGTGACTGGCTGGCTTTGATTCAACGTCTGACCAATAGCCAACAGCCCGTATCCAGCCAATGTGGCCGCATCTGCGCCAGAGGAGCCAATTCCGTAAGCAATGATGCCCCAAGTGCCAAATGTTGTGGCATTTGTAGTGATGTAAATGTACTGCGCCTGACCAGCGGCAACCGTAACAATTGTGTTTGCGCCAGTAAAATCTTTAACAGTCAGAGCAACAGAGCCGACATTACGGATCAAGGCATCTTGACCAACCGAGGCTTGATTGGCAGGAGGCATCCACAACTCGTTTGCCGTGGTGGTGGTTGACACCTCCATAATTCGAGCGGCGGCATCATCAGTGGTTGTTCCATTGATAGGCCACGTCAATTGCAAATCATTCGTCAGAATGATGCGACGATACGATACGTCAGTTGGTTGGATGACGTTACCAGTAAAAGGGCTGTTGTAACTCATTATGAATCCACCGCTACGGCTTGACGATCAGCCAGTCTCAACTTATCTTCAGCCATCAAGGTTTGCATGATAAGGTCATAGTTTTGTTGCCATATAGGCATACGCTCATCGTTCTTGAGGAACGGCATAGCCTGCAACAAAGACCCATACAGCAACGCTTGGGGCGCGTAAATTGTGAACCAGTTCGTCTGGTTAGAAGAATCCAAAGGCTGGACGCGCTCATAGTACAGCACCTCAAAAGAGTAGGCTGTAGCAGGAGTCGGCGCAACTAACCAATGGGTGTAGTCGTAGTCCGCAAAATAAGCGGGAATACCAGTCTTGGTCGCATCGGGCCAATACTCACGAAGGTACTCATACTTTCGTAACAGAACTGGCTGGCGCTCACCAGCAACTGAAATGTTGAACGAAACCGTTTTGTGCCAACGCGCAGGCTTATCAATAACCGCTTGGTTGGAAACCATTGTGGATTCCACAACGGTTAAGTTGCCTAAAAATTTGATTTGGCTGGCAATGATTTGCTCGGCCAACATAATAAAAAGAGGGATTTTCTCAAGGGTCGCTGTGTCCGTCCGCTCCAAGTAAGACTGAATGTTTTCGACTAAGGAGTCGTATGTCATCACCGTTGCGGTCGTCATTTGTTCCCCTTATCCAACATTGCGTTCAAAGTGCGGGCAATCCACCAGCGACTTGAAATTGCCTCCCCAACGGTTTTTGGGGTGCAAACTTTCCCAGTAAGCACCCAATGGCGCAAGAATGCCCTTGTCCCATATTATCTGCCCATCCTTGAAGAAATTCAAGTCAATGGCACATCTTTTGAGGTGAATGGAATTAAGGGTTTTCGAGCGCCCAGTCTTAACGTAAATGGCCTGCTGTTCGGGAGTGCGGGCTAATTCACCACCCGTTACCAGAAAACCTTGTTCTGTGGCGTATTTGATGAGGGCGCAGGCATCTAGCAGGAATGCCGCCTGTTCTTGATTAAGGCTCATTCTTTGTCCTTCCTGCGCATCTCCATAACTTTTTCAACGGTGCGACCGCCAAAGTAAGCCGTCATCACCAACATACCCCATTGACCAAGCAGGTTGACATAAGACTCGCTAATCTTGTATCCAGCACCGTCCAGCAAAGCAAATATCAAATAAGCAGTAAGGAGATACACCAAAGTTCCGGGGCGGACATTTTTAGACAACCACGAGTCTGAAGACATATCCGCTTTCCAGCGGTCGCTTACATTGTCTTCTTGGTTGGCCTGTGCTTTAAGCAAGGCTTGCAACTCTTCTTGCTCCAAACGAGCCTTCTCAATCCCTAGTTCAAGCAAACGCTCTTCATGGTCATACTGAAGTTGGCGCAGTTTGCTAACCTCTTCAGGGCTTGGATTGTCTGAAATCTTTACGCCCAAAGCGTTCTCAACAACCTCTTTGCCCTTTGCTTGGATTGCAGAAGACAAAAGGCCCAGACCGTTCTGAGCCAATGTACCAAGAAGAGATGCGACGATTGGAATCATGTCATTCCTTTCCAGTTACAGTTTTTATAGGTTTGTTGACACTTACCTTTTCTTCCAAAATGGCAATGTGCATTCGGTTCTCAGCAATCTGGTCACGGTTGCGCTGAATCTCTTTTTCAAGGTCTTGGCGTAACTTTTCCCTAGCCAACTCAGCGCCTGTATTACTGGCTTGCTTATTGTCTGAAGTCACCACCAAACTAATTTTGCTATTAAGAATGGTCACCTCATGGGCTAAATTAGACAGCGCAGACATAAGATAAACAACACAAGAAAACAATAAAGGCAACAAAGCAAACGTGATTTTCTCAATCAGCGCCCCTTTGCTTTCCATTGCCTGTATTTTTTCTTCGCTCATAACCCAAGCACCTTCTTGATGAGTTCGCCAGCCACGCCGGGGCCAAACAGCACGCACACAATCACCCCATACAAGAGGTACTCAATTTTTGTCATGCGCTTTGAGCCTTCGTCAAAACGGTTTTGAATGCCCTCATAACGCTGGGCGCAAATGGCCTCGTGGATGCCTAGACGCTTGTCCGTGTCATTGGCAAGTTCGTGAACGTCCGCCATCTCATTCGTCTTTCGGCTCTGCCTCTTTAGGCTTTGCGGCTTCTTGGATGGCTTGAATCAATTGAAATACTTCTTGATAAGGTCGCGTGCCAAGATAACCAAGGACTTGGTTTGCTGTTTCAATTGGAAGTTGAAGATTCATTTTTATTCCTATTTAACAAGTGATTTTGTAACGCCACTTGGAACCATATCAGGAGAAACAATGTCATCAACACCGTTTCCATCTCTTAAAGCGTGAATGCAATAAGCCACTGTGTTGTCCTCTAGAGCAACCAACTCATGCACCTT